GCAAGTCGCAACATTACTTTTTCTTGTTGGTTCATTGCTGATATACTTTTCTTGATTCCTTGCGTTCTAGCAAATTCTTCAAGGTTTGTTTCTGTCATTACGATACCATATTTTTTTAATGCTTCAGTTTCTCCTGTAAATATAGCCGCCAATGCAGTTTGTGCCATCTCCTGGGATGTATTTTTAAATGATGCCATGTCCGCACTCAATTGCACCAATTCCATCGATACTCCAGCTGCTTCTTTCTTAGATAATCCAAGTGCTGTTGCCATATCTCCGTATAATGCTACACCATCCAAGGCACTTTGTTTGGATAATCCCATCGCAGTTAGCGAGGTTTCACTCCATTCCATTATCGTATCAGTACATTCTCCAAATACAACTTCTGTTTTACTCATGGTTTCTTCCAAGTCTGATGCCAACTTCACACTAGCTACGGTTGCAGCCATTATTGGTGCTGTTAGCTTCGTTGTTAGACTATTACCTAACTTTTCGACTCTATCTCCAAATGTATAAAGTTTAGCATTTAGGGAATCTACTTTATTACTAAAATTATCAAGGAGACTGGGTTGTTGTTTCAGTTCATCCTTGACTTCTTTTAGCTCTTTTTCCATATTGTTCAATGCAGTCGTTGCATTGTTTAATTTAATTTGTAAATTTTGGGTAGCATTAGCATCTTCGCCTTTAGTTTGTACTGATTGCTCATATGCCTTGCGTAATCCCTCTACTTTAGTTTTTTGAAGTTCTATCTTTTCAGTCAAAGCCGATGCCTTTGTTTTCAGTTGTTCTGTGGTGTTACCAAAGTTTTTAACTGAACTTTGAGAGACCTTTAATTCGCTATCCAAAACTTTTAATTGCTTATCAATTCTCTGGATTCCTTGTTCGAATTCCTGGGAATCAAAAAGCATACCGACTTTAAGTTTCCAATTCGCCATTTATATCTCCCTTTCTTCTAGAAGACATCATCAATGTAGCCGAACTGAACTTCTTCCGGATCATCATTTTCATCTTTTCTAAATCTAGCATAAATTCTAGACTTGATTACTAATTGTTTTGGTGTACTTCTCCAAAAATCATAATCACTCATTTTTAGGATTTCTTTACCTAAATAATAAAGCCATTCCCAATCTATTGCTGAGTCTGATGATCCGGTAGTTCGTTTTTTGATTGTGATGTTTCCTTATCATCATTCTCATCCTCCTCAAATGCATTATTAATTAATTTTGTAATTGCTTTTTCTATAGTTGTAAAATTATTCATATCAATTAATTTACCAACTTCAAATTCTGTTAATGATTCATCTGTTGATTTTAAAACTGCATATAAAAATGATCTTACAGCTTTTAATTTCTTTTTCTTTAATTCAGCAATTGCGATTTGTAATGTTCCGAAAATATCTTCCAATTCTGCCATTGCATTTAAGTCAAAGTTCATTTCATACTTACGACCTTTTAATTCGATTGTTGTAGTTTGAACTTGTAAATCTTTTCCTGTAGTTCTTTTTTGTCCATTGTAATTATGATTACGATGTTTATTTTTACTCATTTTCTATCCTCCTATTTGTTATTGGTTACTGCCTGGTTCTTGAACTGATGTAAAAAAGTTAGTTATCTTTGTAGCATCTACACCTTCTACATCAGTATCTAGCATCATTCTCCAATTTCCATCGCTTTCTCTATCGTAGAACTTACCTTTGATTTTAGTTGTTTTACTATTTGGTTTTTCTCCTTTAGTTTCATACTCATCTTCAATTTCACTGAATGCTCCTTTGTATAAAACACAATAGCGGTATACTGGATTTGCTTTAGTGCTGCTTGATTTTTCACTTCTAAATAACAACGCTAGTTTTGGTGGTTTATCTCCACTATTTTCTACTAATTCTCCATTCGAATATTTCTTTCCTAGAATTAATGCTCTATGTTCTAGTGTTAGTGCATTTTGTTCTATTTCAACTTCACATCCTGCGAATGCTGTTAGTTCATCTTCAACTCCATCATCACTATACAATGTTTCATTATTCACACTTGGTGTAATCTTAGCAGTGATAGCTCTACTTATTTTTACTGGTGTTTTGTATACTGTTCCACTTGAACCATCACTTTCTATAATTGCTACGTGTACATCTTTTAACCCAATTTGTCTTGGGGTTACTGATTTGTTTTCTGCTGGCATCTTATTCAACCTCCTTTATATTTTCTAATTTGAAACGAAATGCCTTATGATACATTTTTGTATCACTTTCATATAAATCTTCTTCATCATCTAGCATAAAATCTTCATCACTCATTGCTTTTATGATTTCTTTTTCTATGCTTTTGTATTTTGGATTTTTAGTCCACAAGTCTACTTGCATTATGTATAATGCTGGTATAACTTCATCTTCTGAATACTCGTATTCGTAGTCATATTCAAAAAATGTTATGTAGGTATCTGGTGAATTAACTATTTCTTGATAGCCACTTGGAATCGCAACCTTATCCAGGGCTTTCTTGGTTTTTTCTCTTATATTCATAGTCCAAGTTCCTTTCTTACTCTTTCTGAAAAAACATTAAAACATTTATTTTTATTTTTACTCATTGATTTATTTATAAATGGTTGTTTTGGATACTTGTTATTTGATGTTCCCCATTCTACGAACTTAGCATAAAAATAATCGCTATTGTCAGACTTTTCCCATCCATACTCAATTGTTTTTAATCCGTTTTCAGTCACAAGTTTTAATGGAATATTATCTGCCATATGACCATTGCCATATTTTCCAATATGACCTTTCTTATTTCTTGGTGCTGTTTTTTTAGCAGTTTCGTATGCTGGTTGTATAGCTTCTTCTAATGCATCATCTATCATTGAACTATTAAGGACTTTTGCCATTTTATTTAAATCATTAACAATGGCATCCAAACCATCAAAGTCAAGTCTTGTTGCCATACAACTTTTCTCCCTTAGTAATTAATTTGATGTAATTTTGATCCACATCATAAATATCAAGAACTTGATACATCCTGTTCTCGTACACTATTCTGATGTCACTGGTGCATAATGACTTATAATTTTTTCTTATAGTCATATTAGTTTCTACCTGTGTAACTACTGAATTATCTTCGTTAGTAGTTCTAACAATTTTATCTTCAATAAATGCAAATATTAAACGAATTGTTTTCCAAGTCTTTTGTTCTACACCTTCACTATCAAAATACTTTTCAAATGTCTGGATTTCTATTTTCTTATTCAGTTTGCCCGGATTCATCACTTTCTCCTTCGCTGCAATACCTAATCTGGAATATAATTGCATCCACACTATGTTTTATTGTTTCATTTACTGAACCTATTAAACTTCTATTGTCATTCCAATGTTCTATCAGTATTAATTGAGCTAAATCTGTTAGTTCATTTGATTTAAATTCTCCACATGAATTTTCTAAATAAATCGATGATGCTTTTATTAATGAATTGATAAATTCATCATCATCTTCGTAATCTATTCTCAAATATGCTTTGGCTTTCTTTAAATCCACCATGTTATCATCTCCCTAAAAAATCAAGAGAGGTTATTCGCCTCTCTTATTCAGTTTGTCCTTCATTTGAACCAGTATTGTCAGTAGGATTTGCTGCTGGAACTTCTGGTTCTACTACTGATGTAGTTGCAACTTCGTTAGCACTTCTAACATACACAATTGGTTGTTCAGCTGGTGCTGTTAGTTTAATATTCAAGTATGATTGTGTATCTTTTGTTACAACGTCATCTCTTTGGATAGCACGAATTAATGTTAAGTTCTTAGTGAACCCTGCTTCTTTAGACACTGCTAATGCCATTTCTTCTCTATCCATGAATTTGATAGCTTCTTCTAAATTACCAATATAAACTGGTGAAGCACCTTCTTCATCTGGAATATTTGTATTTGCATAAACCTCAATATTGATTCCAGATAGCATTTTTTTGGTAGCATCTTGAGGATTTGGTTGTAAAACTGGTCTACCTGTTGCATCCACCCATTGATCCATGATGTCAAATCCGTTTTGGTTCGTAATAATAACCGCTCCTCCTAGTAATTCTGG